TATTTTGTGCTACTATTCCTTTTGGAGACCATGATAATCCACCGGATCCATCAGTAGTTAATACATAACCTATAGCACCGCCTTCAATAGATACGTTTGTGACGTTGCCTAGATTTACAAATCCGCCATTTACCCAATTATTACCATCATATACTAACACTTGACCATTGGCTAGTGTAGATGAATCAATGGATATATTACCATTCACACCTTCTATCTGATCGAACGATATCTCACTATATGCAGTAAGAACTTCGATGTTTTCAATGTTGCCGGTGGTTTTGCCTATGAACAGTCGTCTTTCATCGGTAGCGAAACCAAACTCGGCCTCGTCTAATTGTGGGAGATCAACGAGATCACCCGCGCGTTGTTGTATTTTTGAAATTTGTATAATAGACATAGTTGTACATGTACCAAGTAGTACAACTATTTATGCTATTATGTTACAAGAACTGCGTATAATATTTGTCTAGTCTAGTATACCATAGATCAGTATACTTGTCAAAATCAGCACCCTCTATTATGAATTCTTGATATTCATTTGCGGCTGAACACATGAAAATAACGCCCTTACGTATTTTAGTGCCCCAGACTTCATTGTGTGCTGTTGCATAGGCCGCAGTCTGCACAAAATAGTCTTCGATCCACTCACGCTTCTTGGGCTTGTTCGTCTGCTTGTGGTCCATTATCGCTTCTTGACCACCATGGACACCTACTAAGTCTGTGGTCCCTGCATAAACTTCAGGAAAGTATAAAGATACTTCCGTGCCCCAGAACTCGGTGCAGTTGGATAGTCCTTTAGATATGATTGAATGTGCCATCTGATGGCTTTGGATACTGTATGGATTGCTACCGGGCTCACCTGTGACTCCTGTCTTTACATAGTTCTCAAGCCACTTGTGCATTCGTGTTCCACGACCAGCGGCTTCAGTAGTGATCTGTTGAGCCTTCTCAGGTCCAACACGCTTGCGCCACTCATGTAACGCTTTCTTGCTCTCTTCAGATTTTGTAGCATCTAAGATAGTTGTCACGCTAGGAACAGCATGACCATCGGGAGTCATATATTTTCTTGAGCCGTTAATGGTCTCGCGTTTTAACTCTTTATATGGGAATTTATCAGGTGTATAAATCAAACTCTAAAACTCTCTCCGCATCCACAGCGGTCTTTTTCATTAGGGTTGATGAATTCAAAGCCTTCATTCAACCCTTGTCTTTTATAGTCTATGGTCATTCCTGTTAGATAAACAAATGATTTTGGATCGATAAACACTTTAAATTCTTCATAATCAATAACATGATCATGTTCAACGTGGTTATCCACAAACTCTAATACGTAAGCAAGTCCAGAACATCCTGTAGTCTTGACACCAATTTTGATGCCTAGACCTTGACCACGTTTATTGAGATGGTGTTTAATTTTTGTTTTTGCTATCTCAGTCAAAACAATCATTTGTATATTATACTTGATAAAAAGTTAATTACAAGTTATTTGGTCATTGCTGACTTAGCCATCTTTGCGACGACTTCTTTACTTTGCTCAGGAGGAGGGGCTTCGGCTTGTGCTGGTTGTTGTGGCTCTAAGCCTTTGAATACTACTGTGTCACCTTCTATGTTACTCACTACATTTTTTAGTGGTTTATTTTGAATCATAGAATATAGATCGTTAGTTGAAAAAGTAAGATCAAACTTCCTAAAATAGGTCAATAGTTTATCTACTGTCCAGTTGTCTGTAATCTGCTGGTTTTCCAATGCGGTTTTAAGTTGATCGGTAGCGGCGATCAACTTAACTAACTTCGGATCATTGACGAATTCATAGAGGTACATTTTACCTCAACTCGCGACCAACTCCGCCTGCTGGTTCTGTTTCTGGTTCTTCTTCTGGTGCAATCTCTGCATCCATTTCAGCACCGGCAACTTCTTCACCGCCGGGGGTAGATGTAGCCGCAACGTCAGTAACAGCCATTTCTTCACCGCCTGTTGGAGGTGCACCTAATGCTTCAGGGCTACCAACACCAGTCAATGCATTCATAGCATTTTGCATTTCAGATTTGCTCTGACTCAATGTTTGATTCAATGTAGTTAACGCGGTGCTTGCTGCCTGATTGAATGCACCTGATTCAGTAACGCCGATCTCTGATTGAATGCTGTCTGTCAATGCAGGTAGTTCTTTAACTAACATATCATTGACTTCTTCAATCATTTTCTGAAGGCTGTCGAGCATATCTTGTGCTGCCAAGATAACCTGTGATTTTTCTACCTGCTCGTTTTCAACAACGATTCTAGCAGATTTAGTATTTTTATAATGCTCTGTCAATGCTTGAGCCATGAATACTAATTTCATGTATGAAGGATGCGTGTGGTTCTTGTAGAAATCAGGACTTGATTTTGCTTCCTTGATCAGTCCAACTACCTTCTCTAGCATAGTTTTAGCCTGTGCGCGATTCAGTCTTGATGTATCAAAACTGAAACCGAAGTTGGCCTTAAGAGCCTGTGACGCTGTGTGTGTTTTGTCTAGTTCGTTGAGTCTCATGGTTAATTCCCATATTAATAGATATATTTATCAGTAATCAATACTTTTCGTCTTGATATTCCTGATACTTTTTAGTCTGCAAATGCATAGAAAGTGAGGTGTAGCCCTCAATCTCTTTTAACGCATTTTTTCTCCTGAGTTTTTCCTCTTCTAGTTTTGCTAGATAAATGAACTTATCAGGAATTTCCCTTTTATTCATCAATTTTTTATGCTGTGCTATAGCGACATCTAATGCCCCTATAATCTGGTCTAATTCTCTTAGTCTTTTTGTCTCTTTACATTTCTTATTCTTCTCAAATACGCAATGAGTCACTGCATATTTAAGGCTAGAAAACTCATATTCAGGGGCATACGGATCATTGATAGTTACTATCTTAAATATTCCGTCCTCTTTAGGAACAATGATATATGTTCCAAACAGGTTATAACTCCCGTCATACTCCTTGACGATAAAGATATCCTTTATCTTTTTGGCTAGATAAGACTTATTCATATTCATATTTAACAAAATAAATGTTCCTTTTTTCCAAAGTTATATCTAACCTATCTCCTGTATTGTGCCATTGACTATCACATTGAATCATAGGTACTTCTGAACAGTCTTTATATAAAGACCCTAGATCACTGACCCCATCTTCAAATACACTTTGATGTTGCACCTCAAACACGAATTTCCATACAGGAACAGTTTTCTTATCTGTAAGCATAGTACCGAAATAATGCTCCTTACTAAAGTCTATTTCTAACCGTATAGGATCTTCAATGATATCGGGCTGTGCGCGTAATGATATGACTTGCAATATAGTATCGAAATTGCATTGTGTGTTACGTTTTCTATACCATGCATTTGTATCTGTTATATCATCACCCGGTCTAGCACGATTCAATACTCCTGTCTTTGTGATATCGAATAGTGTGTAGCAGGTAATCCTGTGCATGTCTTTATTTAAGGCAAAAAAAAGACCCGAGAATAAATCTCGGGCCCTTTATGCTTCAACTTAAACTAATGATTAGTTAGTGAAAGTTGCTGAGGCTGATACAGTTACAGCATTTGCCCAAGCGGGACCTGTAGCTGATTCTAATGCAGTTACTAGGGTAGCAGTTGTCCATGCACCTGTTGGGTATACAGCGAATGCTAATGTGTCGTTAGATGCGTCTGTGTATTCATAGATGTAGATAGTTGCTAACTGCTGAATTGTTTGAACTGCTGAGTTAACTTGAGTAGTTGTCAAAGCACCGTTTGCAGTTGCAGTGAAGAAGTCCAACTTTGGACCTTGTGGCTGAACTGTTAATGCTGAAGAAACTGCGTTAACGCCTGTGTTTGTGTAATCTGGCTGATCTAACCATAATACTGGTTTTAGGTCGCCATTAACTCTTGTAAATTGTGCCATTTTAAAATCTCCTAATGTTGTGAGACCTACTGTCTCATACAATTATTTATGCCTGGCACAAAAAAATGCTGGTTTGGCTAGCGTTGGCCAGCCAAATTTTGGCGGCTAAAGCCCATTCTATCTACAAATTTCAAGCCATTTGACACAAAACCTTCTTGGCTTTGCTGGCCACTCTGTAGATAGCCCTTGACTGGACTTTGCTCTGCTTGCTTTGCTAGTTGTTCGACTACTTGATTCTTGAGGTTATATACAGCGACCCATATATTGAACAGACCTTCTATGCCTGCTTTGTTGGCATTGATATGATCTGATAACTTCTGTTTCATGCTAGGAGTCATAGGGCGGCTCTCAAAGTAGTCCATGAAGTCGCTTGCTAGATTGCTTAGATCACCCGATACGATCTTTTTATTGATATACGTTGTGAACAATTGATTAAATGTATTACGTGCTTGCGGAGCCTGCATCAATTTCTTTACTGCATTTCCATATTGCTTTACAGCAGACTTAGCATTATTGACTAGCCCTTGATCTAGTTTCACTGAAGGGACTATAGGCATAGCACTAGGAATTATAGCGACATCGCTATTGTTCTTTAACTGACCTATGCTACCGTTCAACGGAGTTGATTCATCAGTAGTAGCGGCATCAGCAGGAATAAATTGATGCACCGCGATACCAGCAGTCTTGCCTGTGATGAGTTTACCTATCTCGCTATCAGCATCTACTGTATATGCTATACCGTTAGGATTCGCTTTAAATTTATACAAACCGTTTTGTTCTTTAAGCGGTTGCCCGAATAACATGTCGCCCCAGTAGTAGCCCTGAGTTCCTTCACTTGCCTTCTGTAGACCGGCCCAAATGTTTGTAATGATATTATTAAGTTCACCACGGTCAACCCCCCTCGCTCTATCGTACTCTATGAATTGTTCTGGGCTGTATACTTTTCTTCCTGACAGGTCCTTCTTATTGAACATATGCTTATCCATGATGCTGAATTTTCTATCAGGACCATGGCCAAATATTAATGCGGGATATCCGTCCCACTTAATAGTGATTGTTTTAGGATTCTTAGCAGTAGCAAGTATCGAACTGATAGCCTGATTTGCACCTGCAACATCTGACAATATTACTAGGTCTTCAGGGTGATCTAAGTGGCCTTTGCCCTCACGCAATAGTCTAGCATCTTCGTCAAATTGACGAAATCTTTCTTTCATATGTTGAAAGAATTCCGGTTCGTTCTTAAACTTCATTTTATTTGTCTTGTTTTCTACCTTGATCTGAAACAGCCCATGCAATATTTGCTATATCAGTCAAATCTTTATTAAGAGTTCCTGCCTTATAACTTTGCGGCATGCGCTTTAATATATCATCTACTTGTTGTTGTGAAGATCCAAAACTTATTCCTCTCAAGAAACCTTTCATGAAATTATCACGCAACCATGAACCAATGCTGGGCTTACCTGTTCCCGCTGCCGGTGCACCGGCTGCGGCTGGTTGAGCACCTGCGGCTGGTGCGGCTGCTGGTTGACCTGGGCGCTTAAACACTCCCTTGATCTTATCCATGATACCTTCATCAGTTATCAAGAATCTATCTCTATCTTCTCTTTCTTTTCTCTTCTTAGCAAGCAGACCTTGGATACGGTTAACTGCTAATTCAGGATCATATCCTGCTTTCTTTAATGCATTTCTAAACTTCTCAGAAGAATGCATTTTATGATATATCTCCGTGAGTCTATCTTCACCTATACTCTCTTGTATAGTCTTCTGCTTATTGCCTTTAGCATACTGACCCATGAACTGCTGATGTAAGTTCTTAACATCATAACCTGCATTATTTGCTTTAAGAATTTTATCACCTACTCTTATTAGATAATCTTTATTAAGACTTACTTTACCTAAATCGGCGGCGATCTCTTTTGCCATCTTGCTTTCAGGAGGAAGAGGTTTAGTTCCGGCTGGCTGTAACTTTCTCATCGCGCTAACGATCTTATCTACATTAACGTCAATTTCTGGTTTTGCCGCACCTTGCTTTTGACCAGTTGCGATTGCGGCGTCGCCAGGAGCCTTGACTTTTGCACCAGGTGCTGCCGGAGCCGGGTTGGGCTTTCCAGTTTGCGGGTCATAACCATTCGGTGCGGCTGCGATCCTGGCTTGTGTGGCTGCATTAGGGCTAGCAGGTGCGCCACCTGCTGCCGGCGCCGCACCTGGTGTCTGACCTGCGGCTGCTGGTTGTGCTCCTGCACCGCCTGCTCCAGCACCTGCCGCACCTGCTTGTCCAGCACCGGCTGCGCCGCCCGGGGTGCCCAAATCTGAAGAAGTAGTATCAACTAAACCTTGCTGTATGGCTGTGTTTAATGCATTTGCACCTCTAGAAACAAACTTCTTAATAAAGATGTCCTGTGCTAACTGGTCTTCTGGGCTTAAACCAGACTTCTTGGCTCTTGCCATAGCACTACCCACGCCTTGTGTGTTAGTTGGCTGTGCTATCGCGCTGGCTGCTTGTCCTGCTTTTCCTAACATGTTTTGAAACATGTTTAATTCATTGATCTTCATCTTTCTTCCTCAGTGATTTAGCGAATCGATGCGCATCCTTACCCTTGATAGCACTTAATAGTTTCTTTTCAAGGATTTCCGCTTTTTCTGGAGAATATTGTCGGTTCATCAATTCAATCAGATTGATGGCGCTAGTGATGACATTATGAGCCCTGCTCTCAATTACATGGTTCATGTCGCGGTTATTACCGATAATTTCCAGTTCTTCTAAAAGGCTACGTGTACGCTTTTGCATATATTATTCCTTAAAGTATTTATCTGGAAACGGATGTTTTATTTCTTAAGTGAAGCCAATAAACTCTTGAGTTTTGCGCTCTGTACGTCGGGTACGACCTTGCTAGACTCAGGGGTTATCTCCCCTGTTATAGGGTCAGTTTTTTCAATAACTGTGCTTGCTCCCACTTCGCTTGTAGCCTTGATTTTAGCCAGTAACTGAGTTCCTGAGGGTTGTGCCTTGTATGATTCATCGGTACCATCGTCTGTGATACGCAATGTTTCTACATCGAATTTAAGTTCAATCTTCTGACCTACGCCTGAACTGCTACGTGTCTTCATCAATTGAATCTGATAAAGTCCACGCTCACGCATACTACGGCTAGTAAAGATACCAAACACATTGTCCGCAGTATTAATCTTCGAAATACCACCTGAGATATGACTGTGATCAAATTCAATCTCTTCAACTGCGCTACGATTCAACTGACTTGCTGTGACAAATAGTACATTCAGTTCCTTTGCTAGATTACGCAATTCTTCTGACACATACTTGTCTTTAACAAACAAGTCACTAGGGCTAACTTTTGCGCTGACAGGCATGATCAAATCAAGATAGTCAATACACAAGAAATCCACACGAACACCTGTTTGAATCTGCAATTCCTTAACATATGCTCTAATATCGTTAACATTACTTTGTGCCGGCATATACTTGATTCGTAGATGACCTGCTTTCTTTGCAACCATCTTGACCTTCATCTCAACATTATCAATGTCTTTGAAAATCTCACGGCTGCTTGTGTCAGTCATCATACTATCGATACGCATTGAACATAGACCTTCACTCAATTCAAGTGTGATATACACACCACTGAGACCTGCTTGTGCCCAATTCACTGCCAAGTTCTGCATGATCAAACTCTTACCTGAACCTGAACCACCTGCAAAGATTTGTAGTTCACCGCGATTGAAGCCACCATATAACTTTTGATCAAGAACTGGCCAGCCTGTGCTGTTCTGACCGTTATTACTTTTCAATGCCATCAATCTCGCTCTAGGATCAGCAAAGTAATCAGTACCCATATCTTTCTGTAGAGAAATCTGAACTGCATCTTTGATCAGTTTCTCTACAGGTTCATACTCACCCTTCTCTAGCAAATCTGCCGATTTAAGGATAGCCCTCTCAAGTGCTTGTCGTTTCGTGAACGATTCGAATTCTTCTAGGAACCAGTCATAATGACCTTCATCTAATTCATCTAGCCTATCAACAGATACGTCAGTCGTTGCCTTGATCTGTATAGGTTCAGGCATGACGTTATATTTTTTAGTATGTTCTATGATGAATTCAGCGACTGGTCTCAATCTACGATCAAAGTGTTCTGCATTCATGATGTTCATGACACGGGTATATAACTCTGCGTTCGTTACCATCATTCTTAAAAACAATGTCTGTACATCAATGTTGAAGTCGTTTATCAAGTTGTTTCCTCTTAATCTCTAATTTTATTTTGCTATTAGTCGCTGATTGCAAGATACTTAGCAATGTAGCGAGTTTGCCATATTTTATTACTGCGTCATTTACGTCTTTGATTCCAGTTTCCCAACTAGGAATACTTACATAGAAACCCAGTTCTAATGCACGATTGATAACGTCCATACCACTTTTGTCCTGATCTGGTACAACGATTATCTTTTTATTCAGTTGTTTTAATAATTCTGCTTGTTCTTCACTGATGCCGTTAGTAGTCAACGCACAGCCATCTATGCTCAATGCATCGAATATACCTTCAGTCACGACACATGCTTGCCACTCTGGTTTCTGTAAATCGTAACCAAACAAATATCCAGGTTGTTGCTCACTAATGAATTTAGGTTTACGATCATCTAAGTATCTACTAGTGTGTCCTACTACCTTGTTTTCAAACGTGAAAGGTATGATGATTCGATTCGCTTGACGACCTTCTTCATCAGGAGTACACATGTAGGGGAACCTACTGATATCTACTTTACGTTTAGTTAGATACTCTATAAAGACTTCGTGTTTAGGATTGTTTGTGTCTATCAATTCAGCATCAGGCAAATTCATCTCTTTGAATTTTACCTTTTTCTTTTCTTTTTTTACCTTTACAAAATCTAACAAATCTTTGTGTTGTAAACTCTCAAAACTATATTTGTTGATATCGTCAATGTCCATACCACACCAAGCCAACAATTGCTTTGTATTCTTAGTGAGTGGTTTGCCTAGCGTGAACCCAGATTTAAATCCGCAGTTAAAACAATGATAACTCCAGTTGTCGGCATCGCTGAATTTGATACCACCGCGTCCGCGACGGTCAACGCTATGCCCGCGATAGTGGCAGCACACAGCGTTGAAACTGTGCCAGCCGCTTTGCGTTAGTTTTTTCTTACCAGGAATGACTTGAAGTATATCAAACACATTATAATTATATCACCTTGCTACGTAAAAACAAAGTGTATCGGCAACTTATTATTCCAAATCTTCTATGGCTGTTATCATATCCAAAGTAATGTCGCCCATATACATGCATTGATCCGTTTCTAACAAACTTTCTTGCCAATCTTCAATATTAGTATGATCTATGTCACCTATCAATTTAGTATGGTCTAATTTACTTACATCTACTGTAACTAAAACCACATCATCATTGCCGGTTCTATTTTGATCGGATTCGGCATATTCAATTGCTAATTCAGGATTATCTGTAAGAAAAACAGAATGTTGTCTTGAACTTTTTAGACCCTGTTTTTTTATTATTTCAGATGGTGTTGATGTACCGTGCCACAAATGTTTGTGTTTACTGGCTTCTTCTACTAATAATATGTAATCACGCAGACTCATTATCTTGCCAAAATGTTTGATACTATTCCGGTATTACTTGTGAATACCATTCTTATGAATGGGTGAAATCCATGTATCGTGTACCCTACAGTCTCAGTAGTTTCTAAGTATTCATCTGAACTTATAGGATACCAATCTGTAAGTTGGCTATTGAATGTACCTTCTATAGCAACTTCACCATTGAACTCATGTAAATGGGCCTGCAATGTCAACACTGGATTGTCATTAGTATTGATGACTGAACTATAATATGTATTAGCATTTGACAATACGTTGTTTATGCTGTTGTTACTATCTAAGTTAGGGAAAGGTTGTCCTGTCGGGATAGTAACCATTTCGCTAGGAACGAAACTAGGAAGTACGCTGTCTACTACATTGATCTGACCACGTGCGCCTGCCGCAGGGTCAACGAATACAGGATATCCAAACTGTCCTACAGGAATCTCTAAACTATAGTGACACATCTGCGCAGGTATGTCTTCGATTTCGGCTGCATTGAGTTGCAGATATGCGATACCTGTCAATGGAAGTTCCAATGTCAATGCTTTCTTTATTAATACTTCTGTACCATCATAATTTATGATGCGACAAGTTATCACTTTTCCTGTGATATCCACTGGTTTCTGCTCTTGGTTCAAGAACTGAAACTGTAATTTGTTATCTACACCTTTATGTAGATTCATGGTTTTTGCGTATACTGGCATAAAGGCCCTCGGACTGTTTCCTGATAGTAGGACGACAATCTGGCGCTGGGTGAAAATGAATGCTGGTGTTGAATATCTAACTGTATTAATCGTCACAGATTGTCGCTCCTGTATGTATTTAGTCGCATAAAAATAAAATATTTTATTGGCAACCCAATTATAAATAATCTTCAATGACGATTTCAAAAGATTTTTTTAAGAAGTTAACCGACAATCACCCCTTTATAACGGTCGTTTCCTTTGCCAGCCAAGATTATGTGGGAATAATGCAGAACCGAGATGATCAATGTACTAGCATATATGATTATGGTTCTATAGTAGATGTAAAGGTAAAAGAGTTGTTTCTAGAGTTAGGCGAGGTCTGGTGGTGGGAAAGTAACCGTCAGATACCTATCAATATTTTCCTCAAGGAAGAATGGAATCCATTCAAGCCCTATCTGAGGACATTTAACAATAAGAATTTAACCGTGTTACACGGCCCTATAGTGAGCCTAAACGAACTTAACAAGCGCAAGACAAAGCGCCGTAGTATAACGTTAGTTAAGCGGCTTCCTTGATCGCTTCTTTCTGCGATTTTTAGCCATTTCTAGGCTGAGTTTTCCTACCCTAGTGTCAAAACAAACCCCATTCAAATGATCAGACTCATGCTGATAGACTCTAGATATTAGTCCTGAAAACTCAGTCTCTATAATTCCACCCAACGCATTCTGATATTTGACTTTGATAGTGTCTGCTCTTCTGACACGCAACCATAATTCAGGAAAACTTAAACAACCTTCTTGATCCATGATGTTGCCATCTGCTTCTATGATCTCAGGATTGATACAAGCATATAATTTGTCTTTATTGCCCATGACAAAAATACGTTTACTTAAACCCACCTGCGGTCCTGCTAGACCGATACCGTTGCTCTCTATCATGATCCTAGCCATGTCTTTGATGATATCGCTAGGGTCTCCGTCAGTCTCAAAGTCCCATGGTTCTGCGGTCAATCTTAATATAGGATCATTTTCTTTAACTAATTGTAAGTTCATTGGATAACAAATTCATGTGTACTACGACCAGATGCGCATACGCCACCGCATGCGACTTCTTGAAACTATATGTACCTTCTTCTTTGTCCCATATAGTCTTATTCACTTCTGACCAAGGTAGTCCTATCAGATGTTTTTTACCCGGTCGTATAACGGCTAAGAACATTGCTAGTCTTGGTATACTATTTACTGGTTCAGGCATCTTACGCAAACTATTATAATGATTACCCAAGTGTATCAACTTTTCTACAAATGAAGGATCGTTTAATTTATTCCAGTCTGGTTCAGCCATCAACTCTACAAGATGTTTTTCATCACGCACATTCTTATAAACGTGTACATTGAGCATGTCGATTTTCATATAGCCACGTTCTTCTGCGTCTACATAATCGATAGATGCCATATCATTGACAGGGTCGTAAGGTATATCTGTTACATAAACGCCTGTCGCATGTTTACGTATAGTAGATTGATGATTAGCATAGTTGGAAACTTTAGCATTGCGCATTGCGGCAGAGGTATGACTAATCTTTTGCAAAATCAATTCACGATCTGCAAAGTCAATATCAATATCACTCTTAAATTTCATAAATTATTGCCATCTTAATTCAAACCAAATTGCATCTTTAGGGTCACGGAATCTATATTCTGCTACGTGATCGTAGTTATAAGAAACATCGCTAACATCCTGAACAGTATGACTTATAAAAGTCTTGCAGTTTTGTTTTGCCCAATCGGCGGCTTCATCAAAATGCTTTTCAGCCTCTGCATAAGGTATATTTGCATCATTCAAATACACTAATTTCATTTAGTCAATCCAAGTTTCCTGTATGCCTCTTGCACTTTAATAGCCTGGCGTTCAGCATCTTCTACTGCTTTGTGTGTAGTCTTGTATCCGCCATCTTTCAATTTAACATTGGCTAGTTCATACAGTGTTCTTGTATCACGCACAGTATAGAATGGCCAAGGAATAGGATTAGGTCTATCATTCAGTACTTGACGGAATGCTGTCTCTGCTACAACAACGTCAAAGGCAGCACCGTTGCTCCATACTGCTCTACGATTCCAACTAAACTTATATAATTCTTCCATGCACTCACGAAAACTAATACGGCCTATATCTCCCATAGCCTCTTCTTGCGCTTCAGGACTCTGCTCACTCCACCAACGAATCGTATCGTCATTGATAACACGATTGTGAATCTCTGTCTGCTCTTCGATAGTAGGACGCAACTCAAGTTTCTGTACTACACCATCGCCATATGGATCGAATCTAACGCAACCGATAGTGAGGATGACACAATAAGGACTTGTGTCTAGTGTCTCCATATCGATCATGATATCATTTGCCATATTATTCTTTCCAAATCCTATACATTGTTATCAATCTACTAGACCATATCTCTATGGTATAACCTCTAGTAGTACCATAAAAGTCCCATCCATCACCCCTGCTACCAAAGTTTCTACGACACCATTTGATCACTTCTGCGCAATTATCTTTAACCTCAAATTTAACTCTATCATGGTCACGTGGATTCTCATACACCACCACATCTGCATAGTCAATAACAGGAACAAAACTACTTTTAATCATATCTCAGCCTAAAAATAAGATACTTCTCTTTATCTGACACAGTATAATTGTCTGTGATTCCTGTGTCATTTAGTATCAGTTTAAATCCATACTTCTCTTCTATCCAAACAATGAATTCATCTGCATCAAAATTACGCCCATCTTCAGTAAATTCTTTGCGTAGTTTTTTCAATGTCTCATAGTAGTCCCAACGTGCTTGACGCTTTTCAAATTCAGGATCATCGTCATCATAATCCTGAAAACTTTTAGGGACGTTTACCATTGCTTGTCCAAACGTTATCTATATCTGATACTTCATCTATTATACTACTATCTAAGTAATTGAACAATAGAGCCGGGCGTTCAATTTGCCCGTTATTTGGCATACTGCTATGTAACACGCGACAATTGTACATCAATAAACTACCGCGGGGCATATTATGTTGTTTGACATTCTGCATAAACCAGCGATCATAGTTACCACTATAACACTTGTGTATATCGAAATCGCGCTTTTGACTAAACGGGACCAATCCAGTACTGCCGTTGTTTTCATTCAAATCAGATAATGACACTATACATTGCACACCCAACAGTCGCTTGTCATAGTTCCATTTATCGAAACGATGGGGTGTGTCAACGTGAGGATTAACCCATGTGCTACCACTGTTGATGAATACACAATCGCTAGCATAATGTTTTAGATTAGGCAGATTGTGTTCTATGATAGGGTCGATATACTTCTGTATCTTCTTTACTTCGGGAAAGTCAGTTACAGATTGACTCCACCACACACTAATATCTTCTAGGTTCTTGATATCATCACGTTCAGCATAGACTTTCTTACTGCTACTAGCACGTACAGGATACAAATCTTTCAATCTATTATTGAAATCTGTGATACACAATTCTGGGATGAAACTCTCCCATATCATGTATCCTTCTTTTGATTCTAATGTTGGTTTTATATCACGCATCATCCCCACCTTAAGGAAAAATAACTAGCATGGCTTTCAGTGTAAAAAGTAAACACGGCCTGTTTTGGGATCTCTCCGGTCATATTGTCCCAATGACTTTGATGGAACGCAAAATCAAAATCTACATTCTGTACCCAGCCTATCTTTTTTAATTCATGTACTATTTCTATAGTCTTCATAGAGTCGATATAAAGAGTCACTTGATTCAATCTATCCCCATCTTAATTCAAAGTGAACAGCATCTTTATTATCATAGAAATAAAAATCCATGTAATCCGTATCGGGATGCCATTCGAATTTACCACCTGGTAAACCATACTGATCTATACACCACGCACAAATTTCATTCCACATCTCGGTGTTGTTACGTCCGTCGCGCCATTCAAGCCTGACTTTAGTACCCTGCGACATTCAACAACTCCTTGACTTCATTTATGATATTTTGAGAACGCTTGAATTTGATAGCCCACTGTTCTGGGTTGATATAGTCAAAGATCATCTTTTCTTGTGTAGAATCTAGGCTACCTAGAAATTCTAACCCGCTAGTACTATGATATAGCATCCATGGACTTATCTTTCCTTTCGTAATCTCAAAGCATATTTTGTTACGATTACCGTATCTCAACACATCTTTATTCTGAATCTTATCAGTTTCGGCTAATACTATGCATGTCTCAATGCTACGTGCGATTGCATCTAATGGATCTTCTGACTTTAAAAAATCAATGATAAACTTAGTATAGTTAGTGTCACGATTCCAACTGTCTATGCTAATCTGTTCTTTCAATAGCCAGTCTACATATCTGCTAGGATTCAATACTTGTGCTTCCACACAATAGTTACCAAACTTAACAAAGGCAGTGTAATATGCGCTTTTCGCAAATTCCATGTAGTCTTTCTTTGCTTTCCTGCTGTGCTTACTGTAGAACTGCATGAACGCATTATGCCCTATACGATTACCATGCTTGTCACGATCTTGCCACCTACGCTTCGTCTCACATAGGTGTTTGAGCATTGTGTTCTCTCTGATAAAAGAGCGACCACAAAATTCACAACTATGTTCAGTTGCCGTGTTCTTTTTCGTATTTTTGGATGTCATCTTCTGTGACGAAATTACTAAGTGCTTCAATGTCATCGAAATTCATCTCTGGAAATTTTTGTGCAAGGTATACTTTCTTTTTATGTTCTGCTACGTAAAGTTTCGATATCTCATCGACTAATTCTTTATCAGCCTTAGGATATATTTTATTATAATATTCACGTATGTCGGTTAGTTTGGCATTGTCTTTGAGTTTACTAACACGTTCGCTTATCTGAGGTATCCATTGACGGAATTGTTTGCCTAACT